GGGGGGGTTTTTCTTCGTTAGTGTGAACTCTTTAGTTCCATGTGTTACCTGATGTTTTGCATCAGATTCACACTATAATCTTTTTTATTCCACCGAATTAAGCCCTATTCTTTAGGCTATGGACATGAATTTGTCCAGATCTACGACGATCTATTAATTTAGATCTCAAAAAATCCAGGGTCGCGCCTTGGTCTACATGCTTTTGCATGTATGCGCTTTCTGCTTTAGTGCAGAGTTACCATCTTAATTTCTTCCTCGTACAAATACAGTAGTTCAGGAGTTTTATAATGATAAGCAGCTTATATCCCATGTGGGATATAATTGCCGTTTTGATTTATTATTATCACTACTACTGTAAATTTAGATAGATTTAAGAGTTTAACAACATTCTTATTGATAATAGAAATACCTGTCCGAAGGTGATTTCGTCTCAGTTAGTAAGATATATGTATATGAGAATTTAAGGAATTTTGTATCCCGCTTATTGATACAACGAGAAATATGTAAGTATTTTAGAGTTTTTGTTCAAGGCCTGTTACTCTATTAAAACAAACAGGTCATTCGTCCCCCGATGACAACTTTATGGGCGGCAGTCCCCAAATCTGCTGATAATATTATTGAAGAAGAAGTTTTAGAATTCTGTCAGAATTCTAATGAACAAGAATCTAAGCATAGTGTTGCTTTGTGGCGATCAGATCCAGATCTTTGGAAAGAGATTGATAGAACCCCTGCCGGTGAATCTATTAATCTTTCTCGCAGAGCTCTGATTATATCTGAGAGGTATCCTAAATTTAGTTGGAAAGCTTGTTTGCTTTTGGCTGAATTTTATGAGCCTCGGAAATCTCATTGGACTGAGCGTTTTGGTCAATGTACTACCATATGGTGTCCTGCAGAGGCAGGCTATAGACCAGAGTATCAACAAGTTATTGTTGAAGATTTAGATGATGATGTGGTTAATGTGGGAATGGTACCTCGCGTACCGGAAATTCCAAAGTTAACTCGTTCTCAGGCGGTTTTTATACCTCCTGTAAAACCAGTTAATAGTAGTTTATTAGATAGGTTTGTACTTACTTTTTTCTTTCCTCAATGTAAATTGGAAAAAGGATTTGGTAAATATGATGTTATGTTTATAGTTGTATTTATATTATTGTTTTATTTTGGTGATTACTGGAGCTTTTTTGCTCCGATGTGGCTTTTCTTTTATGGAATGTGGAATTTTTTCAATCGTTTCATTAAAGATGAAGCCTATGTATTTATTTGTAATTTTTTTATGATGGTATATTTACCATTTTTCTCTTTGGCTCCCTTGTATTCCAATTGTACTACTCTGTTTGATGTTTTATTGTCGATGGGTCTTGTTGGACCCATTGTTGAAGAAATAGTAAAAGGCTCGCTTGTGAGTTGTTTTACTTTTGGCGTGTATGAATATTTAATTTATGCTCTACAAGATGGATTTTCTGTAAGAAGATTGTTTCCTATGTTTATGCATTTCGTTACTGGGTTTACTCCTAGTATTACTGAAAGGCTATTGATACACATTGTTTGGAATGTTTGTGCTGTTATGTTATCCCATTATGGGGTAACTGGAGATACCTGTTTTCCTACTATGTGTGGATCTCTTTCTGCTGTTGTTGTTCCATATAAGCCTGTGTGGCTTGATACTTGGAATAGTCTTTCATCAAGAATGAATCCTCGTGAAGTTGAATGGTTGATTTCGTCATTAGTTATTCTTAAGAAATATGAACCTCGTTTTGTTAATATTCTTTTGATTAAGGGATCTAAGGCTAGATCCAATAAGCTGAAACATGATTTACATGTGTTTTTCATTCATTACTTTGAACAATTTAAGAATCATTTTCGTAATAGTTTCAAGCCAGCTAGATATGAGTCTAGCGGACTTGATGTTGAATCGATTATTGATTTTGTTCAATTGGGCAAGATTTGTAAGGATATTTGTTTTGGTGACTCTTTTGATAAGTTGTCGGCTACCATGTTGATGTGTTTGAAGTTTGAGAAATCTGATATTGGAAAAGTCTTCTTTGGAGACTTGACTAATTTTTTTCTTGGATGTGATTTTGAGTCATTGGTGAGTGGCGAGAAGCAACCTGATTTTCAATATGAAGGAGCATCTGAGGATGCCACTAATCTTGTTAATCTTGTTGGCTCTAAGTTGGCGCCTGAGTTAAACCAAGGAGTTTTGATGAAGAAAGTGCTTTCTGTATTAGCATGTTGTTTATCAGAGACTTTCTTGAAAGGCATTCCTGTCAATGTTAAGTTTTATGTTGATATGATTGCTAATGCTGTTTCCAAAACTTCTGTTTGGATGAATCCCTTGGTGGCTGTTGTTGATTTGGTTACACACATTGTAAAAGGTGTGCGTGATTATATGACTTCAGGTAGCTGGGACTCTCTGTTTTATGGGAATGTTGAAGTGAGATGGGCTAGAGATGTTGTGGAGCTGTGTTGCTCTGATGCGTTGATTAATGAAGAAGCAGTTCCCCCTCCGGGGACTATGACTCGTGATCAACGTATTGAGAAATGTACCAAGCTAATTGCTATGTCTAAAAGTCTTAAGCGTCATGATTTAACCCTTCAACAGGTTAACAATTACGTTTATGATTTGCATAATCTTTTAGCCCTTGATAATTGTATCAAGGCTGGATCCCATATGAGACGCGAACCTTTAGGTTTGTTTATTTATGGTCCTCCAGGTACTGGAAAGAGTAACATGACTTCTGACTTTTGTCAAATAGTTTGTGGTGTTGAAGGTTTGAAATATGGTGATTATTCAATGTATACCCGTAATACTGCGCAAAAGCATTGGGATGGACATATCGATATGAAGACACCATGTGTTCTTTATAATGATATTCCTAAGGATGGCTATCTAGATTCGAATGAAAACGCAGCTCCGCTTGAGTTTCAAAGGATTATAGATAATACTCCATTCCCTACCCCCCGAGCTGATTTAGCTGGAAAGAAAGAAAATTTGATTGCTCCTAATTTGGTTGTAGTTACTTCCAATCATTCTATTTTTAATTTTTCTCCTTTTGGGACGGATCATAGTAGATTGAATAGACGTTTTTCTTTTAATTTTAGTGTTTTCCAAAATTCGGAATACATTAAAAAGTGTTTGGCTAAGAAGGGTTTAGAGGTTTATAATCCTGAGAAACCGTATAAAGGTCTCACACCTGAAGAATGTGAGCAAGCTATGATTTTTACTGAGTTACAGACTGACTCAACACAAGCTAATGGTATTTGGGGTTTTAAGGAAAAACCCAACGGTAAGATCTTCTTTAGAAAACAAGACCTCTTGAATTATTTTCAAGCATTCTATGTTGAACATAAGAAGAGTACTGAAGCGTGGATAGCAACGAAGAAAGATGTTGTCAAGTGTAGATTTAATAGGGTGGCTTTTGCCCACCTAGATCCTCTGCAAATGACTTACCGAAAGTGTTGTGAGGAATGTGATGCGACTATGTCGACTTTTTATGGTAAAGTGGCCGTTGAGGCTTTTGCTGATTGGTTGGCTGTTCCAGATGATAAGTATAAGGAATTTCAAGAATTTCCTTTAGCTTATGATTTGGGTGACTGTTTACACTTTCCTAAAAATGTTAATGGAGTTTTTTCCTGGGCGCGAATTTCGCGTTTAACAGGTTTAGATGAAGACGGACGAGACTATAATGTTCTTATTTTTAAGATTTTTTGTAGGAATTTAGATGTATCTGGCGATATTATAGATGCTATGTCGTGTTACGCTGCATCGCATAAGGAATTCAGAGAAAGTGAGTTTTTTCAATCTCAGGGAGTTTCTTTGAAGAGGAGAACTTTAAGACCAGAAGCTGCTGTAGAGTTAGACATAGATGAGAAACGAATATTGTTATTCATTTTCTTTTTATCTCTAATCTACTTTGGTTTCTTGCAAACAGTGTTTGTTTGTGTTTTAATTTACTTTTTCTCTCAGAAATACCCACTCATTTTCTATCCGAAATTTTATGACGTTCTGTTTACTTTAACAGAATCTAGTTATAATATTGCGGAATCTTTGAATTTGTCTAAACTTTCTACTAACCTTTTGTTCTTGAAAACTTCTTGTGTTAATCACATGAGAAGGGATTATTATGAAAGGAAAGCGAAAGAGTGGTTGCCGTTATTGGTTGGATCTCTCGCTGTTTTGATGGTTGCTCGTTCCCAAGCTCAGAAATGGTCTTGGTTTGAAGGTAGTGTGGTTTCCATACATCCTTCTAAACGTGTTATTCCTCCTTCTGTTGAGGGTTTTCCCATAACAGTTGATAAGATAGTATCTGATCAATCCTTGAGTGGACTTCCTGATCAGAAAAGAGAGTGGCAAAAGGCTGATTATAGTCTTCTTCGTGTGTCGAAGAATTTGCAGAATACTACCCTTTCTGATTTAGAGAGAAGTTGTCTTTTGAAAACGTTTCCGGTGATGGTTACTGGAAGTGTTACTAGGAAAGCTTTTGGATTTTTCGTTGATCATTCTATTTTCATAGTTCCTAAGCATTTGTTTGTGTCTTTTGAGAGTAATTATGTGTCTATTGGAATCGAGAATAGTCTGACTTGGCATTATAACGTTATGCTCCGAAAGGAGGATATGTTTATTTCTAAGAAGGACTTCGTGGCTTTTAGAGTAGCTGGTTCTCCTGTTACTAGTAAGTTGGTTGATCATTTAACGCCTCATGATTATGTTGGCTATAATGGTAAAGCCATTATAGCTGGAAATGATGAGGATTTTATCGTTAAGTATACGACTGTTCCAATTGAAAACTCTCCCGAACCGATTTCTGGACTAGGTTATAGTTCTGTCAATTTGAAGGAAGGATGCTGTGGACGATTATTGCTTGCTGATATACAAGGAAAATCTTGTGTTTTAGGTTTTCACTCAGCTGGTCAGGACAATTTTAAGGTTTCTACCCTATTTAGTCAGGTTGATTTCTTTGATATAATTGCTCACTTTAGAGACAATAAGATCTTAGTTAAACCTGAAGCCGTTCCTTTTTATTTGGATGTATCTCCTTTGCCTGAAAACTTAGGACCCGTTCATCCGAACTCGCGGTTGGGAATGGCTACTTTTAGTGGTTATGCCTTTGGATCTGTTAATATGAAAAATTCTCCCTCTCCTTCTAGATTAGTTCCAACACTAGTTTGTGATGTCTTTAAGCCTATTTTAGACAATTACAAACTGATGGGAGTTCCTCCATTAGAGATGAAGGGTGGCTTGGTTAATGGTGTTTGGTTGTCTCCTGCGGTTCACACCTTTAATGGTCTTTCCGCTAAGGGTGTTTCTATCCCTTATTACGAAAAAATGGCTGTTGAAGATTATCTTGCTAAGATGCCTATGTTGACTGAGAAGATATATCCTCTTACTGTAGAAACCGCTTTTAATGGTTTTCCTAAGAAAGTTGATTCGATACCCTGGGCTACTTCGATAGGGCCCAGACTTCGTTCGGCTGGATATACTTCTAAAGCTGATTTATTCACTTCTTGTGGAGATGATAAGTTTGAGATTTCTTCAGAATTTTTAGCGTTGGTTTTTCGCCAACTAGAAATTTTGAAATCTAGACCTATTTCTCTACGAAGTGTATATAATCGTAAGGATGAGATTATTTCTGAAAAGAAAATTTCTGAGTTTAATTTTAGACTTTTTAATGTTTTCGATTTAGAAATTAATATCATATTTAAGATGTTTCTTGGACCAATTCTTAGTCATATGCTTAGTCTCCCTGAATTTTTTGAATGCTATGGTAAGATGAATGCTGCATCGTCCGATTGGACTAGATTGCGTGCTCATATTATTCGTTTTAAAAATATTTTTGCTGGAGATCAAGAGAAATTTGATAAGAGACACAAAAGTCATATGTTTAGAAATTGTGCTGAAATTTTTTACCGTATTGCTCTTGCTTGGGGGTATTCCGATCAACATGCTACTATTGTTTTCAATTTGATTTATTCACTTTGTTACAATTTAATAGAATTTGATGCTGATTATTTCCTCTCTTTTGGTGGTTTAGGTTCTGGAATATTTGTTACTTTGATAATAAATTCCATGATCCATAGTTTACTTTTTAGAATGGCTTTCTATTATTGTAAGACTAAGAATGGTGATGCCCTTGTTCCCTTTCGATCCGAAGTTGCTGTTGCTTTCGTTGGTGATGATAATGTTGGTGGTACCTCCTATGAGAAGTTCAACCAGCATTTCATTCGCGATGCGATGGTACAGTTTGGTTACGTTTATACGTCGCCTACTAAGGATCGACCTCTTGAATTGTGGGATTCTATGGAATCTGCTACTTTTCTGAAGAGAAGATTTGTTTACGATGAGCAGGTAGGTAGATGCTATGCTCCGATTGAGAAAGCTTCGATCTATAAGCCCTTTTGTTGGCAGATGGAAGACTCTGGAATCTCTGAAGGTGAGAGATTGTATGGAGTTGCCGGAAACGCTCAAAGAGAAGCGTTTTTGCATGGAAAAGATTTCTTTGAAGAAATCAAGGTGTTGATTATTAAAGAATTTGATGAAAAGAATCTCACGTATCCTCTGTTTTCATGGGAGGATTTGTTAGTAGAGTATAATGGTGATACTTTTACTACGTGGGATTGCTAGGAAGTTGTCGGTGTCCTATGTTTCCAGGACACGTTAATAACAAAAGGAACCTTGAGTACTTGGTTACGCAGTTATGGATATTTGTGTGATAGTTCCACCATAATTTACGCTTTTACTCTTGAAAGAAGACGGTACCTAGTGCCGATGCTATTTAGCAGTTTGCTTCGAAAAATCATATCTAGAACGATTGACAAAGGTGTAACTTTCGTTCGAAACAATCTACCTACTGATTTTTCTTCTAATGCTGATGTCATAGCTCAAAATGACCCACAAATGACTACCGACTTTGCGCTTGTTGCACAAGTTGATACGTCAACCCCTGAACCTTCTCATCCAGGTGATAAGAGAAGATTCGAATCTCCCAATATATCTTTGGATACCTTTCTAAACAGACCAGTGAAGCTGGGAGTTTTTGATTGGACTCCAACGGGGATAACCTTTCCTGATTTTAGGATTGTCGATGCTTGGATGACCGCCCAAGCTGATAAGTTAAAAGGTTTTAGATATTTTAGCGGTGATATTATGGTGAAAGTAGTTGTTCAAGGCAATCCATTTTCGTATGGAAAAGCTTTGATTGCTTTTGATCCATATGCCGGTACTGATTCTTATGGAAAAGATTCACAGACGACATTAGCGATGCCTCGACCAAATTTTGCGGGACAGTTTTTCACTCTCCCACATATTGAAATCGATCCATCTCTTTCAAAGACTTATGAGATTAGGTTGCCTTTTGTTTCGACTATAGGTTATCGCGATCGTTCGTTTTTATCAGCCACCTTCGGACATTATTTGTCGGATTGGTGGTTTACTTCAATCGTGGTTAACCCTTTGTTGACTGCAAATGCTGGAATTCCTCCTAATATTAGTATTAATGTGTTTATGTGGTTAGAGAACATTCAGATGGCAGTTCCTATTTATAAACACGAAATGAAGAAAGTTCCTCATGAAGCTACGAAAGAAGGCGCAGTTTCTGCTCTTCTTGGAAAAGTTTCTAAAGTTGCTTCTTTAGCTTCGAGTGTTCCAGCTCTTACTCCTTATATGGCTCCATTTTCAGCTGCGGCTTCTATGGCGGGGAATCTTGCCTCATCTTTTGGCTTTTCATCTCCTACTATTCTTGAAATTGAAGCACCTTATACTCAAAGGCGAGTTGGCGATACGTCTACTTACGACCACAGGGACCCTTCTGTTAAGTTGTCCAATTCACTTGCTCAAGAAGTTGCTATCGATGCCCTTGCTGCTGGTGTTGGCGATGATGATGATATGCTTATCTCTTCCGTTATTAGTAGAACTGGGTTCCTTGGGACAGTTCCATGGCCTGTTGGTACCTATACTACCTTACTTACGGGATTTACAGGAATATCTCCAACGCTTTGTCCACCTCTTGGACCCAATGGTGAAATTTATATGACTCCTTTAGCTTTTGTGGCCACAGCTTTTGATTTATGGACTGGACCTTTGATTTTGACTGTTGAACTCATCGCTACTACATATCATCGTGGATCGGTTGCAGTTACGGTTAACCCTTCCATGACTGCTTTTGTAGGCGATGGGTCTGATTCTTGTCAAACAGTTATTATCGATCTGGCTGGCACCAGAAAAGTTGATATTGAGATACCTTATACTTTTCCGTCTCAATGGGCTAATGTGCTTGATAAAGGACATAAGATTCAGAATACAGCTAATGAGACGGAAGTTTCTGCTAATATTACTATTACGCCCCTTTCGTTTCTTTCAGCCAATGGTTCAACTACTCCTGTGTATGTTAATTTATACATTCGAGCTGATGAACGTTTTGCTCTAGCGCGACCTCGATTACCGCGCCATTTGCAGAGTCTGACTCCTTTTCCTCAAGTTAATTTAGTGTCTTATGAAGCTGAAGTAACCACTACTTCTTCTCTCTATGGAACAATTGATCCCCATATTTTTAAAACAAATATTGGTGAGAAAATTGATTCCCTTAGACAAGTAGTTAAGAAGTATGCTACGTATTCTATGTACAACTTGACTGTGCCTGGTACTGCGTACGATTATGGAATCAATGCGATTGTTATTCCCTCTTTTCCTACGTATCCCCAGTACTCTCTAGCTAACATGAATCAGCTGACCGAGGTCCGGGTGGAAAGTATTAATTGGACCTATATGACGTGGTTTTCCCAAGCTTTTTTAGCGCGTAGAGGAGGTGTTCGTTGGAAGTGTGGCTTGATCGACCATTTGAATGGAGATTTTGCTAAAGGCTATGCTGCCTTTGGTACAGATAGAATCTTACAAAATCCCTATTATAATGGTTATCTAGCAGGAACGGGAGTCTTAGATTTTTCAGATGATGCGGTTTTCGCTAATCATACTTATACTAATCTTGCGGCTCAACCTTTCATTGAGATTGAGGTACCTACTGTCGAGCAAACTAATTTTTCTATTTCTAGAAGAAATGTTTCTCCTGACTACAATACCTCACACGATGATCGCACCCCCCATGTCGTTTTAGGCTACATGGGACCGAACGTTACCGATACGCACTATTATCCTTTGGAAGTGGCTGCAGCGGATGATTTTAGTCTAAATCAATTTCTGTATGTACCTGCTTTCTATGCAAGGCAAAATAGCGCCATCTAAATAAAGAACTAAGTTCTTTTCTCCTTGAGTTTTCTTTCCCCTTGGCTGGATAAGAGCCAC